TCAGATTAGTCGGATAAAAAGTTTCTATTTATCGTAATGTAAGTATAAGGATCATAATAATTCCTATCGACAATGGTCTGTGTATTAGAAACAATTGATGCAACAGAGGAAAAGATTTCCGCTCGAAGAAACTTTGCTAAACTATCACTGACAATAACGTTGATTCTGATGTTAGGTAAAAGCAACTTTAAACATTTTGCCTTGAAGTCAGGTTCTGTAAATTATCGACGAAGATAGTTCAGAACAAAAACGAATTGAGTGCATAAGTAGAGTTATTCAATGACACATTGCTTTGGCATTCTACTTTACATCATTATACTTCGATTAAGGAAGCTTAGAGCTTTTCTAGAACAACATGACCGGTTGTTAGAATGCTAATATGAATTAAATTCATCTGTGAGCCCTTATATAGTAGGCTACCTCAATAAGACCAGTTTGCCTTATTACTATTCATGAGATAGCTAATAATAAATGTTGGCAATATGATTTCGTATTCCATGAACGATGATTCGGGATTTTTCGCTATGAGCATCAGTGACTTGCTATTTTGAACCTTATAATTTAATGTAGGGCGAGGGAATATAAAAATTTATTAGGTTCTAGAAGTTCTTATGGTACTAAAGTTTCCGGTAGCAAAAAAGGGTGACGTTAAAGGGTTCAAGGTTACATCGGGAATAACACAGCATGTTGTGTATGAAGTTTGAGAATTTACGATAAAATTTTGCGATAATTAATCTATGCGTAGACGAAAAGAAATGAACAAGCATGTTAATGTTAAAACTAACTTAAAAATGGTTGACTCTTACATAACAGTTCAAGTTCCGCTGGAAATTTGATCAGATAAAAGTAAAATTGAGCCTAACAAATCTTGGGGACAAACTCACGCGATAAAATAGTTTTTCTGAGTTGAAATCAATTGAGCATTTGGAACGCATTACTGCTGATGTATGAAAAGAAGCTCTGAATTGTAAAATCATTTAAATTTCAAAGATCATAAATCATAAGGTTCAGATTTTTATCAGTGCTGGTGTACAAATCTTAGTGTGTGGCTTAAAAATGAAAACAACGCTGCTGTAGCTCTAAACACAGTTTATTAATACCTAATCATAATTAAAAATAAATTTATTACATGAAAACGCTTACACTGAATAAAATAATTACACATGAAGAATTTTATACATATTTATTTGGAACGAAAAACACGTAAAGAAACAAAAAGAACAATATGTTTTACATTTTTGGTAGCTTTTCCAAATACCTGATGTCTGTCTCCAATCTTTCATCGGACCAATATACATTTGGGCAGTCCATTACTCTGAGATGTGTGTCATAGCAGATTTGCAATTCCGCCAAATAGTTTTCGCCAGTGTACTGCAAAAAAAAAATAAATAAGTAAATAAATATAAACGGAGCAAATCCAGGCATTGGATTTGCTCCGTTCTGAAACATTGTTGGCCATAGACCGTGAATGATTCATGACTGGTGAATTCTATCGGTACGAATCTTGTAGCGTGTGAGCCATAGCTTGTACGCCATACCTGGATTCCAAGCTACAGCAAACTTAAAATAGTCAAAGCAGTGCTCGGCAGGCGCAATAGTCTTTGGTGTCGTTTCAGTCTTGTCCACACACTTACTTGGGTGCGCAGCTGACTCCATAATTGCAGTACTTCCAGGAGTTTTTAGACCAACGGGTTCAACCTTAGTGCTACTTATTGAAGATATCGATGATCTACTACCTGAATGATATCCTAAACTTGAGCTGGAAGCTGAAGACGATCTGTCTAATCTTCCTATCTCAGCTCCGAAATCAGTACGCTTTGGTTTGAGTCCAGGGTAATTATCATTTATAAGAAAATGAGGATAACCCATTTGAGAGGTACCAGGCGAAGAGTGATCTGGAGTTTGTGGTTCATGTGAGGCTGATGCTCCTGAATCATGAGGTCTGACCGAGAGTGCAGTTCCTGGAGTATGCGGTCCTAACGAGTATTCAGTTCCTGGGGTCTGGAATCTGGACCAGGGTGCAGTTACCGAATTATGAGGTCTGGCTGGGGGTCCACTTCCTAAATGATTAGGTCCAACCTGGGGTCCACTTCCTGAATTATAAGGTCTGACCTGGGATCCAGTTCCTGAATTATGAGGTCCAAGCTGGAGTCCAGATCCTGGGGCTTGAAATCTGACCTGGTGTCCAGTTCCTGAATTATCAGCTCCGATCTGGGGTCCAGTTCCTGAATTATGAGGTCCGACCTGGGGTACAGTTCCTGAATTATGATGTCCGACTTGGGCTCCAGTTTCTGAATTATGAGGTCTGACCTCGGGTCCAGTTCCTGGGGCTTGAAATCTGAGGTGGGGTCCAGTTCCTGAATTATGAGGTCTGACTTGGGGTCCAGTTCCTGGGGCTTGAAATCTGACCTGGGGTCCAGTTCCTGGGGCATGAAATCTGACCTAGTTTCCAGTTCCTGAATAATGAGGTCCAACCTGGGGTCCAATTCCTGAATTATAAGGTCTGACCTGGGGACCAGTTTCTGAAAATGGAAACTTGGACCAATCCAGAGGACCAGAAGCTTGAGGTCTATTCAAAGGTAATGTAGCAGGAGGTTGAGAGTTGAACCAGCGTAGAGCCCCAACTGATGCGGGTTGAACTGGAGCTCTATTTGGGTGCGATGGACCCGAAACTTGATTCCCTCTAACATTGGTTTGAGTAGAACTCGCTCTACCAGAATTAGTTCGCCCTGAACTAGTTCCTCTAGTACCAGGACCTGACCTGCAAATGAACGAAAAAACAATGTGTCATAAAAAAAACTCTTACCATCGAGGTTTTATCAAAAACTAAGAACATTTAATGCTTCAAAATTACTTACCCCGGGAATGGAGACATTGGATTTTTTGGTTTGGAATTTCTTCCAGCTTCACTGATCATCAGTAATGCCTGAAATATCAAATATACTAATAACCGCTTATTACACTTCATTTTTGATTGAAAAACACAATAAGCAAATTATATCCCGGGGAAAACGGTTTAGATCTGACCAGATATAATTATATCTGGTCAGATCTATTTATATCTGATCAGACATGGGATTGGAGACATAATCAGATCTAGTTATATCTGATCAGATCTAAACAGATATAACTATATCTGAATTGAAAAATTCATCAGGCATGATCAGATCTAGTCATATCTGATCAGATCTAAACAGATATAACTATATCTGAGTTGAAAAATACATCAGACATAAACAGATATAGTCATATCTGATCAGATCTAAACAGATATAACTATATCTGAGTGGAAAAATACATCAGACATAATCAGATCTAGTCATATCTGATCAGATCTAAACAGATATAACTATATCTGAGTTGATAAATACATTAGACATGATCAGATCTAGTCATATCTGATCAGATCTAAACAGATATAACTATATCTGGGTTGAAAAAAAAATCAGACATAAAAAGATTTTATTATATCTGGCCAGATATAACTATATTTGTTAACTATTAATAAATACTTATAAACTATTTTACTAAATATACTTTCCTCCCAAATAAATATTTATTGAATGTTAAAAAATATTTATTAGAATTTAATAAATTAAATAATTGTTTTCGAATAAATTAATGTGTTAATAGTTAATAAATCTTCCCATCAGCGTATATTGATAATTAATAATTTGCAATAAAGTTGATAAAAAACTTTGTTTATTACGCATCGATCATGGACACGATTCACATTACTTGTACCCGAGAAAAACAGATCAGATCTGGCCATATATAAACAAATCTGGCCAGATCTGCTAAGGCTATTAACTATAGTTATTATAAACTCTACCTACTCTCGTTTCAACCAAGTCTCGTTGGTAAACAGGTAATGAATTAGTCTCTCAAGCGTCAGGTCCCAGGTTCGGTTCCCGTGCGCGCCGATTTTTTTTTTTTTTTTTATGAAAATAATTCTATACAATTGTATATAATTATATATGGCCATTTTTCGTATATAATTATGTATGAGTATATATAATTATATATAATCATTTTTACCTGGGCAATTTTAAAATTTGACCAGATCTGGTCAGATCTGATTATATCTGGCCAGATCTCGTCAGATAGAGACAATTTAAAGATCTGGCCAGATCTAATCCGTTTTTCCCGGGATATGCTTATTGTTTCTCACTCAATGACAACCTCTCCGTACCCTATCCTGTGCGTAATAAAGCTCTTGTGAGATAAAACCGCTTGATATACAGTTTGTTATCAATTTTTTGTTATTTTTCATGTGTTGAACTTGACATTTTCCTACAGGAATCGATCCATGTAGGTCAGAAGTCATCGTTAGGTCACACCAAACGCGATGATGAAATCCTGCATCGGGACATCTATTATCTATCGACTGTTGGAATTCTTCGAATCGGGGAAATCAAATCCGACCGGAAAAATCCAGTAATAACCAGTTGATAATTATAGCTTCTGTTTGGTTAAATATTTCATATACGTCACGTATAGCCGTATATAGTCAACGACGAAATTCGACGACCCACACTTAAGTTCGAGAAGTGATAGAGCTATCATCCACAGTCGCTTAATCATTCTTTACAAGCTGATAATCATGGTTCACACTAAGTTGCCAATCTTCTTATTTTTCCTAATATTTGTGTTTTAGAATTTTCTAGTATGAAAACCATTTACTCCGGTGATATTATAATTTTTGTGTACATTTTGCAACAATCCCAGTAAAAATAAATTCGAATCTAATTGGCCCTGTGTTATTTTACCAAGTGGTCGATTCAGGGTCTGACATATTAGACAGTATCAGCGAGCAATGATTATTAATACAACCTTTTCTTTCACAGTGTTTCCGAACGGTTGTTCAACAGGGCTTGCATACGCAAAGTCTAGGAAGATGGCTGGGATGTCTAGTATTCTCGATGGTATGGGAACGGTCATGGATTTTGTTCACAATATCATACCTGGTTCAAATTCAAATCAACAATACGGAGGCAAACCTCAAGTAATCTACGGATCAGTCACTAACACCAAAGGTAATCATTTTCGTAATACGAATATAAAAGGTTCAATCTCTTATGGATCAAACACCGTTCAGACTGGTAACCGATATGAGTGAAGCATAATGCTAACTTGTAATTCTCATGACGATTTTGAGTCGTTTGCAAAATAATTGATTCAACTTTTGACTAACGTTAAAGTTGTAATTAATAATTGTTATCAATTTACTATTTTTGTCCTCGAATACTGTGAATCAAGGAATGACATCAGAAAATTTTACGATCAATCCTTAAATATGTTTTTAGTTGTACAAATATATAATTCTAACTTATGAAAAATGTAAACACTTTACATTGTGTATTTGCGATATAAATATTTTTAACTAGCTTATGATTGAATGTAAAATTTAGATGTTCGAATATTCTAATTAATTTTTAAGAAATTTTCTATGAATTTACTAGGTCTAAACTCTAATTATTGTACTGTAAAAAGTTTTGTATTTTAACGAACAAATAAATATATTTTTTAAACTCAATTAACAACTTTACTTTACACCTGGGGGTGGAACTCACACAAAACGATAGTTTTCTATACTGCTGATGTGTGAAAAGAGGCTCTGAATTGCAAAATCACTTAAATTTCAAAAGTTAAAAGGTGCAGATTTTGATCAGTGGTGCTAATCAAAACCATCTTAGTGTGTGCCTTAATAATGAAAACAATGCTGCTACAGAATAAAAGTACAGTTTATTAATAACTAATCATAATTAAAAATAAATTTATTACATGATAACACTTACACTAAATGGAATAATTACACATGAATGATTTTACAGATATTTCTTTGGAACGAAAATCACATAAAAGAAAAAAAAAAAAAAAAGAACGATATGTTCTACGATATGTACTACGCGCGTGGCAGCTGATCCAAATACCTAATGTCTGTCTCCAATTTTTCATTAGACCAATATACATTTGGGCAGTCCATCACTCTGAGATGTGTGTCGTAGCAGATATAAAGTTCCGTTATATAGTTTTCTCCAGTGTACTGAAAAAAAAAAAAAAATAGATAAATAAATAAACATACATTGATTGATATTCAAAATCCATGAAAATATGATGACGTCAAAGTATTGTAAACACTTACTGGATTCTGAACAAAGTCAATTTTGACCGTTGCGCCAACTTTTTTTTCGATAATATCAATAATATATCGCAATTTGATGGTAGCACCAGTTTTAAGTCCACCTAGGGAAAACGTCATGCCAATGTTCAGCTGACGATGTAGCTCGAGTGTTCTCTTAAAATAGTTCACATCATCTCCAATGACACTTGAACGAGTGGCACAGCTTCCATGCTTATTGAACTCGTGTTCCCAGAATTTCGTATTCTCGCTCCATTCTTTAGCAAGTATCGTGTACCAAGTGTTATCTAACGCACCCAATATTTTATGATCGACAAATCGGTTCTTATTCAAAAAAATATCAAATCGCCGACATCCAGGCATTGGGTCTGCTTCTCTCTGAAACATTGTTGGCCAGGGACGTGAATGATCCATGATGGGCGGATTTTTTCGGCACGAATCTGGTAGCCTTTGGAATAGTTAGAATTCGTCAAAATCGGGAAACAAACGAATCCAACCGGAAAAATCCAGTAATAACCAGTTGAAATTATAGCTTCTGATTGGTTGAATATTCCATATACGTCACGTCTGGCTGAATTTAATCAACGACAAAATTCGATGACCCGCACTTTAATTCGAATCGAGATAGAGCTATCATCCACAGTCGCTTAACCCTTTAACGCTTCTGGGCGTTCCCCCCACTCTTAGTGGAACGCCTCCTTCTACATTTACTTTACACGCTCCCCACTCCGGTGCCGCGCGGGACACTGAGGGCCAATTCAGCGTTAAAGGGTTAATCATTCTTTACAAGCTGACAACCAAGCGAACAACCAACGCATGTTCGAATGATAACTACCAGTAGGTATTTCCCTGTTGTTATTCGGTACATTTATGCCAAACCAAAGACCAGTGAAATTCAAGGTTAATGACTAATTACTGCGCAGTATCGGATCACGTGATATCAATTATTATGATTGAATTTTTGTGTGAGTCGTGGGGGCGTAAACAAATCACGCGAAATTGCTGTATAATTATCAACACGCATTTAGGATGATGAATCATTAAATTAATTTATTTTACTGTTAGTTCCATAAAACAGTCTGTGGACTGTTATCGCATGCGCATGACGCACGAGTTGCCCCTATAAAAAGCGGCGCTGGCACGGAAGGACCGCAGTATTGAACGAACACTGTAGCCGGCATGTTGTCCATCACTGTAGCAACGTTACTCGTTGTTAGTAATGTTATTCCGAGTAAGTACTTTATATTGTTTGTTTTCCGAAATTTTAGTCCATTTTTGTTTCTAAAAAATCTAATTTATATTTTTTCTTGTTAAAGGGATACAAGCAGAGGAGCAAGAAGAACGAAAAGCGCAACACAATGGAATGCAGAGACCCGTCTATAAAAGCAATAGTGTAATTGAAGCTCTAAAGGTACAGAAAAGAGAAACTCTCAACATTGTGCCAGAATCATACTTAGAGCAGACAAATCTTGCAGATAAATCACAAAGAGGTAATAGGCTGCGACGAGACTTGCCGAAATTTGATAATTTTCAGGAAGGTCTTGACAAAAAATTCAGTTCCTTTGATGCTCCTTCGAACAGGACTGGACAAGTAAATTATTTTGCTTCCCGAGTTAACCAAAAAGACATCACTTTTTCCGAAAGTGACGGAAAAAACATCGTATATGGATCCCAAGACGTGCAAATTGGCAATACTTTTCCTGACAATCCTAATGGAACGAATGTGTATGGACCTATTCTCGTACAAGAGAATAATACTTATCAAGGAAAGAATGAAAATGCTCAATACGGAGCTAGTATTACGCAAATTGGTAACAGATATCCTGAGCATCCTGGGAAAAATGATATCTATACTGGTGTAGTCGTTCAGAATGGTAATACCTACCCAGTAAATCCCGGAAATAAAACCTCGTTTGCAATTAATATTAATCAATTTAACAATACTTATCCGAAATCGATAGAAAATAACACAGACGCATTGAAGCCAATCATCTATCAAAGCGGAAACTTTTATCCCTCTAGCAATGACTCAGAAGCTGGAATGAATACAAAAAATAACACAAAGAGCCAAGGTGGTTCTGTGGAGCAGAATACATCCGACAGTCAAGGAAATTCATCATCTACCAATTATGATTCTGACTCAAGCTCACATATAGAAAGTACGACACCACATAATGGGGAAAGAGAAGCCTATGCAAACAAGCACACCGAACCTAACGGACAAATAAGTTCGTTCGCTCGATTTTCCGTGGAAGTATATCTTTTCATCGCATTTTTTAAATTTACTATATTCGACTCTTAAAAACTCAGAGTTCTTTAAAAGTTTATTAAATAAGACTACTATACTGTGATACCTGTTGAAAGTTTTCATTTAGGTCCCTTACACATGTCCTTCATATCATATCTGATCGTTCTTTCATTATATTGCTCAAATATTCTCTATTCTAGTATTATACAGTATAAGTTATTCAAAAGTCTATTAAATATAGCAGCTATATTATTATACCCGTTGAAAGTTTTCATTTATCCTCTACACATGTCCTCCGTATCATATGTAATTGCAAACAAACTGTGTGATACCTACTGAGTAATCCTTAAAATTCACATATTTTAGCAACATGACTGAATTTTATTTTCTATTATCAATCGGTTCTGTTATTAAAATTACAGTATCTATCAACTATTCATTTGGATCTATTAGTGAAATCAAAGATGTTACAATAAAGTTTAAGATAACCCCAACGATGGTCGTAGTTCCTGGGAAGACTTTAATTCTTTCTCTTTTCCTTATTATTAACCTATCAGGTAATATTAAACACTCCTTAAAATGAGTGATAAAATTATTTCTTCCTAATCTTGAAGAACCTGACATGTTGTGGAGAGTTGTTCACTATTTTTGTTCATCACTCAGAAAGCTACTTGATTATGACTTTGATTAATAATTAACATTAATATTAACCGTATTGAGATCTTAATCAGATCAACTATTAAATTCAATCGAATTGAAAAGTTAACAGTGTATTATTTACTTTAGAATTTCAAAACATCCAACCGGAAAACATACTAAATTATCATTAACCATAAATCAAAACATGTTTTTCCTGTTAAAATGACTCATCACTATATTTATCGCGTTCTAACCACAAAATGCTAATTAGTCACATAACGCACGTACTTCGTAACGTATGTTGTTGATTACTTTTTCACCAAGTAATTGGGGTAGTAGCGCTATTTATGTGCCTTTATTACCTATGAGAATAAGTTGATACTTATTATCAGTTCATCAATCTGAGCATAAGTCACGACTGCGATAGCCTGTTAGAATAGGTATTGGTAAGTCGTAGGTGACAAATAAGCGTTTATTAACTGGCTTTTCTGAGTAACAGCAGTGATTTTGCGCTGATTCAGAGGACAAGACAAGTAAACGTATTGTCAGTATAGATAAATCATGGTAGCTTTCCAAAGCGGTGTAAGGAACTGACGCATATTATGAATAAAACCAAAACAATTGCAATGAATAAAAAAACAAAATTTATTAACAATTATTTCTAAAACTGATAATACATGTAGCTGCACTCCTAATACTTTTATAATATTTTAACTACAGTCTTTAGAATAATAATTAATACACATAAAACTTCTAAAGAATTCGACTAATACTATCATCAACCTGATAGATAGTAATAAATTTTGCTATAATAAATAATACAAGTATACAATACAAATTTCAATACTAATTATACTAGGAAAGAAACACCGTGCAGTAAAATACTAGTTCACTATAACGTTTGTACCTCCCTTTTATCTAGTGCTCTAGAAGCTATATCTTAAAACGATTGGACGGAATATAGCTGAAATACAATTAGTTACTATGATCGAAGATTTATTAAAATGATTGACAATATAACTAAATTTCAATAAATAGATGGCAAGATTTTCAGCCTCAGTAATTGAAAACATAAGAGAACTTGACTTATGACTAATGAGTCATAATCACAATAGTTAGCATTGAACCACTACACCGTATTTGAACCGAATCTCTTGAATCTTACAATGTAAAGTACTGAGGATAGGTTGTAGATCAGTATTCCAACCACGTTGGAGTCCGTGCTCTAAAACGAAATTTAACAGTACCGTACACGCATTATCATCTAATTCTGGCCTTATATTAGATACAACATTATCAGGTGCCTGCGCTTTCTCAGTCATTGAGAAACAAACACTTAGTGCTTTTCTGTTAAATACTGCTGATAATAATCGCTTCGCTAATGATTGGCAATCTTTTGATACTTGCTGACAGTATTTGAGGTCTCCGTAGCTGACGTAAACACCACTTTGAGGCGTAAGTTCTACGAGTCCTGGCAGATTTGTTCGATACTTCAATGTCCATCTGGTATCACGAGGATCATATTCCGGTGGTAGAACAAGACGCCATGAGTTGTATTTTATTTTCGGCGTTCTGTTAGCATCACCACGACTATGTTGATTCTGAGTACTAGAACTAGTACTCGCTGCTACTTCAATGTGTCTTTCTTCAGACAACTGTGAGACTTCTTCTGTTCGGTTGCTTGAAGAAGATGAATTGCTGGCTAATTTTTGCACTGAGTTGAATTCTTCGACTGCACCCAATAATTTTTTATATGTTTGGGCAGTATCGAGGATTGAACTTCGTAGGGTGTTGTACATATCAGTAGTATAACGCAAAGTAGATCCCATTTGAGTTAAGAGTGTAGCAAAGTTATCTAACATTTGCTGCTCCAATATAACTTTAGAATGCGTCTGGTGGATCGTAGAGTTTTGTGCAGCTATCGGTCTGTCTGCAGAGCTACTTCCAGAACTGATTCCAGGGCCGTAAAAGTTATTCGTTCTTTCAACAGGTGCTTCATCTGCAGACATCTCCTGATCTGAAGTGACTTCATGATCAGTAACAGTATCGGAATCTGAATTTGCCCCATAATGCGCTGACGGAGTTTCTTCTTCCATCCACTCATCTGTTTGCAATGTATTGTCAATTTGGCTCAGATGATTTTCATTAACAGGTGCACGTTTACTATGATTTCCCTGAAATTGCCGCTCGTTCTGAAGATATTGGTTATGAGTAGTTGATAGTGCTTGTCGTACCGAATTTAGAACCTTCGTAAGAATAGGTGACAGCGTTTCTTTTGTGACTTGAAAAGTAGGTGTTTGCCGGTTGTTTTGTGGCTTGGTAGAGGTGCCAATACGTATTTTCGGTTTCTGTGGTTGCCGTTGTGAGTCTTGCTGAGATGGGTGCGACTGTCTCTGTTGTGGAAGCTTGGAGGTCTGATACAACGGACTGGAAGGGATAATTGAATTTTGTCCGATAGATGGAGTACTCATTCTGATAGGCCGAGAGTTAGGTCGCTGTTCGTAATTGTTACGCTCTGCAGATTTCCTAAGTAGGTCTTGTTCAAAGTTATTTCCATTAGTCGGTATACATTGATTCTGATAAGATTGCGTGAGAGACTGTTGTTGATTTAGCAAGCTTTGCTGTCCATCTAATTGTCGACCATAGCTAGGGCGCTGAAGGGATGAGCTTAGACTACTTTGTGAAGCTGATGCAACCTTGGTGAAACTCTGAACAATATTCCGTGGATCGACAGTATTTACGTTTTGAGTGTTATTTAGATTAATTCTAGGTACATCATTAATTTCTTGAGAGCTAATCGCCATGCTACGGAGCAGAGCTGTCGATTTTCTACTATTTCCGCTGCGCATTTCTTGTAATTGAGTACCATCTTGTGATTGATTTTGAGTGGTTGCGGATGATTGTTCTTCCACTGAGCGCGTCAATAACGTTCGACTTCGATCCATTAAGTTTGATTGGTTCTGTGCGGCAATTTCCAAATTCCTTTTAATATTCATTAGTCGTATTCGCTTTTCAACCGGTTTTTGAGTCATCTCTATTGATGGGGCCGCCACAATTCGAGGTTGTTGGACGGGTTTCGACTGTTTCGTAAATTGTGAGATAGCTTGATAAGAAGGTACTTGCTGTTCCTCAATACTGGTAGGTTGGACTTCTTCATTGTCGTCTATAACAAAGGTTGGTGTATCTGGTGTTGCTACATTTATGTACGACCTACTCAATTCTTGTTGCTCTTGTATTGGTAATGATTCTTGGAGGTTTTCATCTTTCCGCTGAGAGGAGCTCAATGTACCGTTAGAATCACTAGCAGTTGTTCCTGTCTGAGCAGATTCCATTGTTTGGTTGTCCTGGGCTATAATCGATTGTTCCTGTCTTGAAGATCCAGGCTCTGCATTAGCGTCGGTAACAATAGTGCCAGATGACTGAGCAGCGTCATCCAGTTTCATCTGTTTCTCATTAAGTTGTTTGTTCGGTTCTGGTAGTGATGGTCGCTTGATTAATATTTTTGGCAGTGGTTTCCGAGGATTATCATCTAATTTCGACGAATGGTTTCGGTTGGCATTACGCAATTTCTTATTTAACGAGAACTCTGTTTCTATATCTGGAAATAAAAAGTTTGGTTATTATTTGGAAGGCTTGAAATTTAAAATAACCCGAGAAAAAATGTTTCTATATAATCATATATAATTGTATATGATCATATATGACTATATATGGAATCACATATATAATTATATAGAATTATATATAATCATATATAATTATATATAATCATACATGATTATATATGGAATTGTGTATGAGGTTATATATAATCATATATAATTATATATGACTATATATGAAGCGATATACAACCATGCAGGATTATATATAGTTCCATATACAAATATATATAAGTATATAAAATTATATATAATCATACATGATTATATATGGAATTGTATATTAGGTTATATATAATCATATATAATTATATATGACTATATATAGAGCAATGTACAGCCAAGCAAGATTATATATAATCATATATAATATATATAATCATACATGATTATATATGAAATTGTATATGAGGTTATTTATAATCATATATAATTATATATGACTATATATAGAACAATATACAGCCAAGCAAGATTATATATAATTATATATAATCATATATGATTATATATGGAATTGTATATGAGGTCATATATAATCATATATAATTATATATGACTATATATGGAGCAATATACAGCTATGCAAGATTGTACATAGTCCCATATATAATTATATATGCTTATATATAATTAACATACATAAAAATTTTTTCTTTGAAAAAAAAATTTTTTTTGGTAATCACAAAAAGTGTAAAATGATGTTTATAATTACGTTTAAATAATTCTGAAATACAAAATTTGTCACATTTCCTATGAGATGTTTTGTCTGCTCTGCCACTACGTAATAGTAAAATCATTATTTATTTTATTATTTAAATAAGTGTTATATTATAATGAAATTCGGTAAGATAAATAAATTATGAATTATGACTATCCAAATATATTATAAAATCAATTTTTATATTATATTTATGATAAACTCATATGATACATTAAGTAGATCATAGAATCATTATTGTCTAAGACAGCAGCACAGCAGACAGAAACTTCAAGACGCACGGAGATCACCAAAGTTAAGCAGCATTGAGTAGGGTTAATAGTTGGATGGGTGACCGCTGGTGTTATAGCCATAAAATTAGATCTAGATATTTTTTTTGCATTTTGATCAGTTACACAGAATTGCGTAGGACCATATTAAATACTCTATCCATAAAATTAACCCAATAATTAATTAGATGTAATAAATCTATAATTAAATATTGTTATATATAATTATATTTAGTTATATATAATTATATATAATTAGATATGATTATATTTGGCCATTTTTCATATATAATCATATATAACCAATTTATATATAAATATATATAATTATATATAAATATTTTTTCTCGGGAAGTGGTTTCTGAAAATAAATTTACAATGAAAATTCGATCGTTAGAACTATTTAAGCGATTTAATTCTCACCTGTTGTTTTTAATTCTCTTTCTACTGAAGGTCCATTATCATTTCTCATCGCAATCCAATATTCTGCATCTCCGTAACTATCTGAAAAAAATAAAAAAATATTACTTTCTCTCAATTTCTGAGATGATCTAGATCCGAATTTACTTCGACAATACTACGCACAACCGATTAACTAATACATTGATTCAAACTCACCTGTTTCATATTTGATCGCAGCCATAAAAAATCTCCACTCGTTATTGCATCTCTCCTTGTTCTTGACGCGATCTTTGGTGACAAAAGGATCTTCCCCTTTAGGGTACGCAACAATAGACTTCTGATCCGTCGCTTTACGTACTATCAGCCAAGTGTACGGCACGCATACGTAATCATCAATACCTTCAAAAGGCAATTCTAGGAATTGAACAACATAGAATGCTCGCTTATTATTGTCCCTTCTACGAATCATCTGAAACACGTAAAAACCCGTCCTTAAATACCAACTTATTCGATATTATCAACATAGCACCAGTCACGTGCCAGTTTATGGCAAGTTATCACCCTGTCGGGCCTCATCCGTTCACAAGCCGGCCGCGTCGAGTTTTCCTGTTATTATTCTATGGTCTCATTTGCATATTACTTGATAAGAATTAGTTCTAAAACTTACCGCTTTAATGCTTGTATGTCTTTTATATATAAATTCCAAATGTTTCCATCAGTATCTTTTTTCCTTGTTAATAAATAAGCCAATTTCTTCTACTTTTTATTTACGTATAGTCTTCAAAGAGATAAGTTGTATCAACTTGAAGGAAGAAGTTTGAATGAGGTGTGCGCAAGTGCGCATGCCGTTTTTGATAAAATACCATGACCCCGAAACTAGAGAGTGGGGGAAGGCCACGAAGCGTGACGCGTAAACAACTTTCAAAGATACTGTAATGATTACAATTGGTTATCGTGCCACCTTGTACTTATCCCCGAAACGTGAGCGCTTAGTCACAGTATAAGTACAAACAACTCATGGTACCGTCTTTGAGCCTTACTATTCGTATAATAGTAATATTTGCTCTATTGTTTTTAGGACCGAGCTAAACCTATGCTGCTATATTGATGCGCTAAAAACTAAGTGGTAGAACAAACCCTGCTCAGATTAGTCGGATAAAAAGTTTCTATTTATCGTAATGTAAGTATAAGGATCA